TCGTGAGTTTGTTGAAAATAGCTTCCTGGGTTAGTGACTCGTTCATCTTCGAAATCACACCAGCAGAACTATCATCAACAATCTCTTGTACCGTCTTGCCACCAATCTTCGTCGTAGCCTGCAAGCTAAACTCGCCCGTATCAAGATTCCAAAAATTCTTACCAACTGCATCGCTCAAAATACCAGTGTAGATGCGGTCTGCGAAGAGTCCATGACCATCACAAACATTCTTCCAATCCCAATCACCATTAGACTTCAAAGAATCCGCAATACGCCAAAAACCGCCACCAATCTGAGTAACAGTAGTAGGATGAGCACCCTCGCTCTTATCATAAACAAAAATACCCTCATCAGGAGTAAAATACGTATAACCGCCACGAGCATTAAGAACCTCATTCAAACGCCCAATAAGATCACGAACATATAAGCCGTTGCCCTCAGCAACCGCATTCCACTCACTAGACTGAGCGATAAGCGCATCAAGCTTCTGTTGCATCGCACGCCGCCTTTGAGTATACGACTCGCAGATATTGCCGAGCGTAATACGTGTAGCATCAACAGAATCGAGTAAGTCTTCCTCAATCTTCAGCACACGCCCCTCAACACGAATAGGAGGCGTAAACGTAGTGTCAACAATCTGCACAGCGTCGCCAACACTCACGCCATGCGCATCAAACCCAGCACGACCAAGATTTACCACGTCCGCTTCATAGGACACTTGTGGCTTCGACACTTGGGCAAGCCGCGCTTGAGCAAGCCTTAAAAGCTCATTACGGTCATCGCAATCCTCAAAAACCGCATCGCCTTCAAGCACCCCCCAATACTTTTGCGCTTCAACATTGTCAAGATACGGTTTACCACCGTTTACTTCCTTGATACCAATACGCCTAGAGTAACCTCCAGTAGCGTTACCGTCATCGTCTGTTTTCTCTTCACCTTTACCCCAAGCGTAAAGACGCGTAATGACTTGCTCGGCCATAAGAGTGCGTTTAACGCTCTTTAAGTCGCAGCCGTACTCGAATCGCCTTTCAGCGTTATGATTGCCGCGCTGCTCCAGCAAGTTCACAGTTCGAGCCGTAACCTTACCATTCTCAACGGTTACATTAGTTTCAACTTCAAGTCCGTATTCTTTTGTAATGGCTTGTAAGGATTTTAAAACGCTTTGATGGTAAAAGTTTAGATCAGCGTAATGGCGTATTGTGCCGTTGTCTACATCGCCAACGTTCCATCGCGTGCCTTCTAGTGCGACTTTCACGCGTTCTGGTGCGGTTGTTTTTCGCCCTCGTTTGTCCAGTATGTATACGCTTCCGAGTTCTGCGATAGAATTCACGCAATATGCTGTGGTGACTGGCTTGCCTTCATCGCGCTGTGTTTCAACGATTTGCACAATATACTCGTGCCATAATCCTTTGCCGTCTAAGTAGAGTATTCTGTCGTTTTTCTCCACTCCGCCATCAAGCGTAGTGATGTCAAGCGTGTCTGTGCCGTCTGCTGCGCATGTGCTTACCGCTTTAGTAATAGATGTAATATCTGGCTTTAGTATGTCGTTGTAGCTTACGTGAGCAAATCGCATTGATGCTCCTTTATATTAAAGTTAATGGTGTTGCTTCGAGTGTCCCGCTGCAGCCTGTACATGTGATTGTGTTTGCTCCTGGTAGCAGCGTGAAGTAGTCGGAATCGATTGTTGGAAGAATAATATTGTTGTTGATTCTGCAATTTCTGCTTTGCGGGTTCGCGTTGATTGTCAGTACTCCATTCATGTGTGAGCCTGTGCTAAAGGTAAGAGTTTTGCCATCTTGCCTAGATATTGATGCTGAGCCTGTGTCAAGGGAGAGTGAGAATTGCGGCCACACTGGACTGCTGCCTGGTATTGCCACGTGGTTTTCGCCTTCATGTATCCTGAATGTGTGCTTTTTGCCATAAAGGTATGGGTCTGCATCGAGTGATAGTTCTAGCAGTAGTGCAGAGTGGAATGAATCTTGCCAGTTTCGTATTGTGTTCCAGTTTGATATGCTCCATCGTCCGCGATATTCTCCGTTTGAGTCGCTTGTTTGTAGGCTTCCTTGCTTTCCATGGATTTCTTTGGCAATATGCTCAAAAAGAGCGTTTACTGTGGCTAAATCACCTAAAGCGTAGAGGCTTAAGGTGATTGCACGTTTTTGTAGGAACGCTGTGTGCGTATCGTCTTCTACTGTTGTATCCAGTGCGCCATTAAGCCCAGGAACTGTAATGCTGGAAGTAGTTGTTTTTGGTGCTTCTATGCTGATTCCCTTTTTTTCGAGATTCAGCCCCCATTCGTCGAGTGGGATTTTGTTGATTCTACATTCCAGCATTATTGTTCCCTTCTTTTATCTTCCTAGTGTTGCCATTTTGTTTAGCTCATTGTTCATTGGTTTTGCGAGTATTCCAGCCATAACTTCTCCGCCGCGACCGTTCAGTTTCAGTGCTACGCCTTGGCTCATTACTCCGTCGAACGCGTCGTATAGATCCTGCTTTGTTAAGCCTGTTCTTGATGCGTCGACTTCATAATTTGCTGCAACTTTTGCTATCTGGTTTTGTTGAGCGTTCCAGCCTCCATCAGGTGGCATGACTGTGGTTCTTAAGCGGATAGCGTTAGTATCGTTAAACCAATTTCCAGATTGCTTTGTGAATCCTGCAACCTGCTTTTGTACGCCTTGCCACGAGTCGCCAAGCCCCTTGCTGAAGCCTTGCATGATGGCTTTACCAGCTGGAATGAGCAGCTTCTTATCATAGGAGATTGGTCCTTTATGCTCGGCAATCCAGTTACCGATACCGCCAACGAAGTTGCAAACTCCGTCCCATGCGCCTTTCAAGCCTTTCAGGAAACCGTCAAGGATAGCTTTACCAGCATTTAGCAGCCACTGACCGGCACCTCTGAAGAACCCAAGAATCCTATCTTTCAAGCCAGTAACAAAGTGGAATACTGCGTCAATACCAGCCTTTGCACCGTTTTTTATGCCGTTCCAAATGCCAGTAAAGAATGAGCTAATAGCATTCCAAGTGCCTGAAAAGATATCTTGTATACCTTGCCAGCATTTGCCCCAGTCTCCAGTGAAAACTCCAGAAAGGAATTCGCATAAACCTTTGAACACTTGTATTACGCCTTTTACAATATCTCCAATTGTGCTAAAAACGGGGCCAAGCGTATCTCCTAATACTTTTGCTAACGCTCCTAGCGAGTCTTTTAGAGCATCCGTTACTGGTTGTAATGCTTTGCATAAATCTAGGAATCCGTTCCACGCATTCTGCAAAAATGGCAGTATCGTCTGCATAAAATCATTAAGAGTGCCAGCGAATGCATTCCAGGCATCCTGCAAAGGCGGCAATATCGTTTGCGTAAAATCATTAAATCCATCACATAATGATTGCCACATTTGGCGGCCTTGCTCTGTTTGAGTAAAGAAGTATGCAAGAGCAGCTACAACTGCGCCGATTGCTATTACTATTAATCCAAGTGGATTCATTGCCATGACAGCATTAAATACAGTCTGTGCAGCTGTTGCTATAGCCACAGCGGTCTTATAAGCTGCCCAAGCTGCTATAACTGGCATTATTGCAGGTGCAAGAGCTTTAACTACTTGCAAAACGCCATTAAGCACATCGCATATGAATTTAATGGCTACAGCAAGAGATTCAGGGGGAAATAGCGCACCCCACCCTCCGACAATGCTGAATACCTCTTTGAAAATGTCGCACAGCGATTGCCATATTGCTTTGAAAGACTCGAACACTCCAACGTTTTGCATTGCCGCAAAGAGTTTTCCGAACCAGTCAATAGCTCCACTAATGGCTGCTGATAATGGTGCTTGCATTGAGTTTGTGAGGTTGCTGATTGCGTCTGCAATTGCGCTCATTGCTTGAGTTGTTGGTCCTTTGATTGAGTCAAAGATTACCATTCCAGCTTTTACAACGGACGCTTGCAAGTTTCCCCATGCGCCTTCGATTGTTACTGTGCTTTGTGCGGCTTTTACGGCAACATCATTAAAACCTAGGTCAAGCAATGCTTTATTGAAGGCTTCGCTGGTAATTTTGCCTTGGCGCATTGCGTCTGCGAAGTTGCCAGTGTATACGCCGTTTTTCTTAAGCTGTTCCTGGATTTTGCCAGATGCGCCTGGTATTGCCTGTGAGAGCTGTCGCCAGTTATCTGCTGTAAGTTTCCCAGCGCCAGCAGTCTGAGTAAGCACCATTGCGACGGACTTAAATGTTTCTTTATTTCCGCCTGCGATTGCGTTCAAGTTTCCAGCTGCTTCAGCGAGCTTGTCGTAGCCTTTTACACCATTCGACGCGAGCTGTGCTGTGGTCGAGCGTATATCTTCAAGATCATACACAGTTTTATCTGCGTACGTTTGCGTTGATTTGGTAAGCTCTTTAATCTGGTTACTGCTTACTCCTGCGAATTGCAATGTTGCGCCAAACTTTTGCGCGGAGTCAGACGCGCTCATGATTTCGCTAGTAATGCCGCCAAAAGCACCAAGAATTTTGCTGGTAACAGATTGTGCTATGCCGCTAATCATGCCCATTTTTAAGCCAAAGCCTTTAGCAAATCCGCTGCCTGCGTTTTCGCCGCTTTTTTGTGCGTGAGATGCCATAGAGTTGAGTGCTTGCTGGATTTTCCCGCCTATCCCTGCTGCTTTTTGGGAAAAAGTGCTTGCATAGCCTGTGCCTGCTTGTGAGCCTTTTTGTATAACAGTAGAGTTGGCTGATGTTAGTTTTTGGGCAATGTTGCTTCCAATTTTGCTAACGTTTTGATTGAACCCAACTGCATATTTTTTGCCAGATTCAGAACCTTTTTGAGAAACACTATTGTTGGCATTATTGAAAGCGTCGCAAATAGCCTTACCTACGCCTTTTGTAGATGGAACGATTTCTACGAAAGCGCGCGCAATATTAATGCCAGTATCGCCTTTTGCCATTATTCGTCTCTTTCTCTATCTATACCAAGCAAAGCGTAAAGTTCTTCACTACTTTCCGCATGACCTGTTTTGATTGTGGTGCTGCTAGTATTCGATTTTGAACCAGGCCGCTTGATAGTATTACTGAATTTTTTGCCTTTGCTCGCATCTTTTGTTTTGCAAAATGCTAGAAAAGCCGTATTGTCTGCAATATTTGCAAGCAATTGTCGCGTTGCGTCCCATTGTGCTTGTGGATTTATTTTTCCCCAAATAAGCGCACAATCTGGCAAATTTGCTGCTAAATCAGCCATTCGCCTAACACGTATACTTCCGCCTGTTTCGTCTAAGTTAAGCCCGTAGAATCTTTGAATGTCCGCGCGTAAAGTGTCTGGCGCGATGCGTAGCATTTCTACGAGCGTGAGGAGTTTGGGGAGGCTCCCTCCATAATCTTTTTGACAAAATCTGTCATTTCTTCTGGTGAGATTCGTCCAGTTTCTTTGTTTTCTAATGCGTTCATAACGTATTGATATTGTTTGCCTAAAATACGTTTAACTAATGGAACTACTGCAAATGGCTTGGCCTCTGTATCATCTGGTGGATCTATTAGTGCAAGGAGTTCTAGTACTTTCCAGTCGTCAAATACTTGTGGGTCAATTGTGATTTCTATGCCTCTGATGGACATGATAGTTGGCTCATCTTTAGGTACGATTTTCTTTTCTTGTGGCATGTTTAGTCCTTTTTAAGAGTGTGTAAAAGAGTAAAAATTCCTTTCGTTTTGTTAAGAACTGCTCACGCAAGTGAAAGGAATAAAAGCCCTGCGTGAGCAAGATTTATCAGCTGTGATTAGACTCTGAAGATGCGCCACTAGCTGGCTGCGACGCTCCCAAATCTGCAAAGTAATTGTATGAGTTATTGCCTTGCTTATCTGGGAAAGTGGCAAATGTTACACCGTATGCAATGGCATCTCCAGCGTGATATTGAACATCATCAGAATCTGTAAGAACTGTATCGGGGAATACTTTGCGTAGCTTCTTGTTCATACCTTCTAAGAGCAACTCTGCAACAATGCTTATATGCTCAACTTTAGGCGTTCCTGTAGTGTAAGAAATAACGTCTTCTCCGTTGGCTGTGACGCGAGCGCTTCCGTATCGAGTCCTAAGCACTGTAGCTGTTGTCTCTAACATTGTGAACTGAATTTTTTCTGAATAAGAAGTGATAAACGACGCTACCTCTTGCCCATCCATATTGTCGACGTCTGTAGTATCCACGTCAGGACTGTTTGTAATACCGTCTTCGTTCAAGTCCGCTACATTCTTAAAAGCTTCATTCAGCTTTTCGGTAGCATTTGTAGGCAACGGTGTACCCACTGGCGCTACAAAAAGTACGCCACCTGGGAATTGTTTTGCTATAGCAATTTTTCTAACCATAAAAATCTCCTTTATAAAGGTGTGTTAATTCTGAAATTCACCATGAATCGGTGATGATATGGGGTGTCTGGGTCTGGGTAGATTGTGACTGTATCGATGATCACGCTTGCAACGTTTTCTACATGCTCTGGCATCTCTATAAGCGTGAAAGCAAGAGCATCTGCAGCTTCAGCGGCTTTTATTTGGCTTGGTGCATAAATTGATGCAGAAAGAGCGTAAATTCTTTTTCTGTCACTTATGCTTGTGCCGTTTTTCTCTACCGTTATGAAACTACTTGAGCTTGTAGCGTTTTGTGGCACAAGCCCTGATGCTTCAAAACCGTCAATGCGTCCATCTGTGTTAAGGTAAGTGATAACTGTTTCTTCAATGGTTTTCATTTACCTGCTCCTACAGCTTTTGCTAGCCAGTGATGTCGTCCTTCTGATCGCATTGTTGCCAGCCATTCTTTGGAAGGATTGCTTGCTGCTGTAACGATTGCGACGGCACCATGTTTAGTATCCTTTACTGGCAATGCCACATATTTCGGGTGTATTCCGCTTTTTGTGGTTGTTGCCATGGACGTAGCATTTGACGCTATTTCTTGTGCTACTTTTGCTACTACTGTGTGCCCTGCTGCTCGTCGCAGTTGTAGGAAGCCGTCAAAGTTTAATTTAACGTTGTTTTTGCTCACGCTATCCTTCCTTGTCTGTTACGTCGACTTCGAGATTCCAAGCGGTTGGACTCATGCCGCCGTCTAGTGGCTCTGGGTCTCCTAACACTGAATATTCGCGCTCTCGAATCCGAATTTTTGCTCCTCGTAGGCTTTTGTAAGTCCACGAGCGAGGGAAGTAGCAGATGCGTGACACTTCTATGCCGTATGGCTGTAGTTCGCTATCTGCGTTTGCGTTAGCAGATGCTCCGCTTCCTGGAGAAACAAGCACATTTTCTACTTGTTCCTCTTTTGGTTCTGCTTCTATAGGATTGTTGAGCGCGTCAACGCCGTTGAATACTGGGAAAAGAACGGTTACTGTTTCACCTTTCATCTGAATCTCCCATAAGGTTCACGTGAAAGCCTGTTTGCGCTCCTTGCCCTCGTATTAAGCGTTTTTCAGCGCGAGTTAAATACAAGTCACCAGCTGGATTTGTAAAACTCCACGATTGTGAGAAAGCTCCCACAGTTTGTGATGTTTGCGTTACTCCAGTCATTCCGTCGCCGACGTTTTCAGCTGCTGCAAGAGCACGCCTTACTACGCTGCAACAAACGAAGCAAAGTAGTCGCTTGTCATCTGTGAGTTTTGGCGCGCTTGCTTGCATAAGAGCTGACGCATCAGATATCAGTGTTTCTACCGTTTCACGGTTTCGTGTTGAGGCTGCTGGGTAGCGCGCCTTTACGTCGTCAAACGTTGCGAACACTTCCATATCAGCGCCTTCCTGTTAGTGGGATACAACTGCTGATCCAGCTGGTGCTTTAACAACAGCGAAACGGTCTGCGAATACATACCATGCGTATTGAACTTCCAAGCGCACAGCGAGTTGATTTTTGCGCTTCAAGTCTCCTTGACCATCTGGGTCACCGTATCGGATAAGATCTACTGGGCACTTACGCTGAATGCCCCAATACACGCCATTAGCAAAGTCACCAACAATAGCTTTAATGCCACTGTCCTGCTTCATTTCAGGAAGACCGTTTACGGTAGTAGACACAGCTGTCTTAATACCCTTATACTGAGTCATTTCAGTGCCGAAACCAAGTTCTGGATACATTAAATGACCTTGCTTATCTTTAGCCGTAGCAAGAGCGTAAGCAGCTGGCTTGGAGAGAGCTAAACCGTTTACGTCCGTTCCTTCGCCATCTGTCAAAACTAAGCCAATTGCCTTTTCAATGTCTGCGTCGATGTTTGCAGTAGCATCAACGGTTTTCTTTGTAGAAGTAAGGTAGTTTGTCCAATCGGTTACTGTGCCTGTTAATGGGTTTACGCGATGGAGTAAACCAAAGTCGAGTGCGCGTGCCAATGCGATTGCTCCTTCTTCGGCAAGAGTTTTCATAATGCCGAGTTGGTAATCTTCGTCAGCCCAATCGACTTCATCGCTGATGCGCATTGTTACCTGAGTTTTATGAGGCGTTACACGTACAGAACCAAATGTAACGTTAGTTGAGCTTTTGTCTGCGCCTTCTTCCACGAACTCTGCACGAGGTCTCGACTCCAAGGTAACGAGCGTAGAACTACCAAAAAGTGTTGGCTTTGCAGCAGATAATGCTGCAACAGTAGAGCCAGAAGTTACACCTTTTACAATTCCCTGTAACAAATGGTCTGGGAGTGTCAAAGTTTTAGTTGTTAAAGTTGCCATAATTTTTACCTTCCTTACATAGGGTTTTGTTTAATCGTTAGAAAAAAGTTTGCGAACAAACGCACGAGTATCGTCTACTTTTAAGCCATCTGGTTCATCGTTAAGGCGAATACTGTCTGTTCGTGGTTTGGAAAACTCTTTAATTGCCTCTGCGTGATCGCGTAATTCTTTTTCTGTTGAACCGCGCAATAGTGCAGCTGGTACGCCAGTTTCTTTTGCGACGAGTTGTGTGAGCTCATCGTGTTTGCGCTGAGTTTCAATAGCAGATAGTTTTTCTTTTAGCTTTGCTTCAGATTCTTCTGCTGCTTTGAGTTTTTCAGCTGCTTGTTCTGAACTTTTGGCTCTGGCTTCCCATTTGCGTGCAAACCCGCGCCATTTTTCAGCTTCCGCTTTGTAATCTACTTCATCGGTTTTTTCTTCCGTTGAAGTAGTTTCGGCATTGTTTAGTTCTTCGACCTTTTCGGTTTCTGTCTCTTGTGTTGTGTTTTCCAACTTTTCTCCTTAATAAAAAAGCCCCATGCGGGGCTGGTTAATAAAAAACCACCTTTTGCAAGGTGGCTAAAATCTGATAGTTGTTAATTTAGTGAAATTTTATTCATCTTCGTCGTAATTTGCAGAATGTTGACGACGTGGAATCCCTAGTTTATCTACCATTTCGTTATATAAATCAAGATAGTCATCGTCAATAAGATTGTATGCTTCAATAATAAGTTTGCGAGGAGTATTTTGATGTTCCCATGCAAAACTTAAGTAATCTGCTAATGCTTCATAAGGCTCTCCTGCGCATGTAGCATTATTAGCAGCTTCTTTGCAAAGTTTATCCATGTATGGTTCAGCATAAGGCCGGAGTTTCTCGACCATGTCATAATAAATTTTCTGCATGTTCATCAGCTTCTCACTCCTTTCTTATTTTCCACAACTGGGAACGCTGTATTGACGCGCCAGCCTTTTTTCTTTTTTGATAGACGCACTTCTATTTTAATACCATATCTTACTGCAATAAGGCTACGAAGGTTTTTTGATTTTATAATTACATCTTCGCTTGGATTAGTTATTACAGACATAACCATTTTCTGTATTTGCCTTGAATCCCAATTATCAGGGAATTTCGTTTTCCCAGAATTACTAGACCAAGCTGCATGACCACCCTTGCCGTCTGCATCTCCTTCCATAATATGTTTCCATACACGGTCGCTAATATGCTTTACATTTGCTGGGTAATTTTTTGGATATTTTACTACCCGTCCATCGGAGCAAAGTCCGCGCGTCTTTCGTAACTGCGCAACAACTTCTTGCCATGTTGGCTCAAAAACTTCGTTAGCATCTTTACCATGTTTACGAGCTTCCGCCTTATTTTTCTCCCAAACTATTTTTTTAGCTTTATCCCATTCATCACTAAGCGAGTCAGGGTTGTAGCCTCTAATTTTGTTTGGATTTGCATCCCACTCAGGGCAAGCTACGCAATCGCAATGATTGTGCATAGCGTGAGCTGTTTCTTTAGACTTGTACACAAACCCACGCCCTGCTAGCATTGTGCAAAAAGCGCATGTTTTGCCTTGTGGCACGAGTGCATAGCGTGGTTTTTTAGGGTCTCGTCTGCAATTTTCAGCGATTGTTGCGCGCCCTGGTATCTTAATCCATCTGTCCATTGCGTCGACGATTGCTTCATCAAACTTGTTTCTGTTTGAAAGTATATGATCGTGAATCTCTTCAACGATTGCTTTCTTGGAATAAGTTTGTGCGAGTGATGCTTCGAAACCGTCGTCAACGTCAGGCAATGCGTCTGCACGAACTTCTTCGTACCATTTTGCAGCAGCCATAGCAATTTGTTCGCTATATTGTGATGCTACTGCTGGAATCAGTTCATCTATGAGAGCAATGCGAGCAGCTTCTGTTGGTGCACTAGCTATTTTCTGCAGTACTTCCTGTGCCGCCTGTTGCGCTGAGTCGCTTATCTTCTTGTTGGCTGCTGCTAGACGATTCGTATCCTCCCTTGTTACCAATTGTCGTCTCCTTGCCTAGCAAATTGTTAAGTGAATCAAGCGCACGCGTCTTTCGTGCTTCGCTGAGTAGGGCCCTGCTTTCTGCGTCGCTGAACCCTAGTTGTCGCCATGCGATTTCGTTCATTGCGTACGATGGACATGTTGCTGCGACTTTATTGAAGAAGTCGCCTCTAGCTCCCATGCTTACTTCTTGCGTTGGTTTCCATGCAACCTGTGCCGCATAAACATCTGGAGGAATTGTTGTCATTCCGTCATTTTGTAAGCAAACTGCAATGCCGAGCGCTTTAATAATCGATTGGCTAAAAATCAAATTTTGCCTATCTGCTTCGCGCGTCAATTTACGTTCTGCTACACTCATTGCTTCAGCACTTGTTGGGTTTGATGTTGTAATACCAAGATCGCATGCTGGCAAACCTGTTTCGCTGGCTACCATGAGCGCAATCGTTTTCAGCATCTCCGAGTGTGGAGTCATGCTTGCTTGTGTAATCTGTTGCAAGGTTGGAGTGTCTCCGTCCTCGTCTTTTGTTACACCGTTGACTGCACTAACGTAGTTGCTCCATTGCGCCTTTTGTGCATCTTCAGAAAGACCTAAGAACCATAGCTTTGGAATGCTATAGAACTCTGCAGTTGCTTCCATTCGCACGAAGGTTCTAATTGCCATATCCGTATAGCTCATAAGCGGTCTTGTGATTCGACTTCGCCCGAATGGTCTGTCGAGCTGCGGATCGTAGCAAATTGGTACTACGCATACGCCTTGATAAGACTGTTTAGCAAGTGTTGCTTTCCATGCGCCTTCAACTTTTTTAACTTCGTACGAGTAGCCTTTGAGCCAGAATCTTACTTCGTTGACTTCGTTTTTCTCGTTTGTTCCTGTAATGGTCATTGCGGCTTTTACTTCTTGGTGTGCCATATCCCATAATGCGGAACTATTGAGTGCGCTCCTAGGTGATATTCTTACTGCTCCACCTGCATCAACGTCCTTATATATTGCCAAAAAACTGCATGAATGTTTGTATGCGCTGATGATGGCTTGTGGCAAAATCACGCTGAACTGGTTTGCTTCTGCAATTGCGCGCATGTTGTGCACGTCGTCACCGTTGATTTGTAACCCATCGTAAACGCTTAAGTCAGCTAATGCTCTTACTGCTTTCGCACTCCAGCCAACGACTGCTTTAACTCTACGAGCTACATCTTCTGGAATGGAAATGTTCAGGTTTTTAACTGTTTCGTCTGCGTTAAAGTATTCTGTTCGTTTTTGATTACTTTCGTAATGCTGTTGCCATGTGTCGTAGAGCCTTTTAATAGTTGGCATATCTTTTTCATCTACGCCATCAATTTTGCTACCAAATGACAACAGTTGCGAGCTTGTGTTCTCAAAATCTTGTAACGTCATACTAATAGTCTCTGCTTTCTTCCAGGATGTCGTTTACTCGCGAATGCTGCATGTAATGCCATTGTGCAAGACACGAGTGGGGTAGTATCTACGTCATCGCCTAACTTTCCCCAGGCAAAAAGTCCACTTTTTCCAAGAGATCTTGTTGACGCGCCTTTTACTGCTGCTGCAAGCGCTGGCTGATCTTCATCTGGTAGATGCGTAAGTTTCCCAGCTGCTAGCATGTCCATGAATCTTCCACATGCTTGCCCTACGTCTCGCATTGTTAGCGATATTGTTGGGATATGTGCATCTGCGAAATCTTGTAAGAGTATGCCTGTTGCGCTTCCTGCGTCGATTCCGACTCCTAACATGTTGCGTTTGCGCTCTGCTAGAAAGTCGATTAGCCAGTCTATGCCTTCTGTAAGTGGATGTGATTCTAAAAATTCAATATGTGCGTATCCGTCGGGGTACTTCATGCAAGCAGACAATGTTAAGCGGTCTCGCGATGGTGGAATCTCTACGCCGTAGGCTTTAACGCCACCTTCTATGCGATTGCTTATCGCTGCCGCTTGCCATTGTTTGTCGCTAATTGCGGATGTTGCTAATGCAAGTTCGTCCCACACCCCAAGAGCTTCGCGCCTGAATGAGTCTTCGGAAAATTGTCTGCGTAAGCGTAATATAGCTCGTTCGCTTGTTCTTGATGGATAAGATGGATTTGCTTTTGCCCATTCTTCTCTATCATCTAAATTACAATTTCTGTCTGCACTAAATTCTAGATATATTCCATCTCTATCTGATCCTTTTAATAATGCTGTGCGTTTATCTCTAAATACTTCTCCAGGGTCGCATGGCCGTGGGGGAGTGCCCATATAGAAAGCTAATGGATTTGAAGCTGTATTTAATGTTGGCAATGCGTTATCAAGTGCTCTATTCGTTAAAATTTGTGCTTCGTCGAAAACTATAACGGAAACTTCATGTAACCCTCGAAAGCCTTTCTCACGAGACCCGAATAAGATTCGTGATTCATTGGTAAATTCAATCGCTTGTTGACCATTTGCTTTGCGTATTTCCTTTACAAATCTTGCTATTCCTCTGTTATTTTTTATCAGTTCTTTCATGTCGCGAAATGTCTCATCGCTTGTTCTTGAGTGATGCGCTGTCCAAACAACAATGGTTTTCTCGTGCATTAAACATAAAAAGACTACAATCATTCCAATCGTATACGTTTTCCCAACTTGGCGCGGCAAGCTCATTACTACGCCAGACACTCCTGCAGCAAACTGACCATCACTTCGTTTGCCTAATATGTACATGCCCAGTTCAGACTGCCATGGGTCAAATGTGACCCCATAGCGTAATGCTTTCTTCTGAAGTGCCGGGAATTCTGATGTAACGATTCCGTCTGGATATATGAAATGACTAGCTTTGGTCTGGAGTAAAGACTGCATCAAAAGTTACCTCCGAATCCATATCTTCATTGTTTTCTTTTTCGTCATCAACTACGCCAGCTAGCTTTTCTGTTATTTCTACGTATTGCTTTGCCATACTTGCCAATGCGCTTGGTGGTGTATCTGGACTCATGAGCGCTGCGCGTAAAATGTCGCGCGCAAATCGCAGTTCGTCTTCAAGCCTTCCGTCGCACATCCTATCGAATGCATCTTTTGTTAATTCATCGGTCGGTATTGTCGTTTTTATTGGTTTTGATTCGCCTGGAATCTCAAAAAGTACTTCTTGCCGGCTTGATTTTGTTGGTTTTGGGTTCTTTTTTCGGTGTGCGTCGACTCTACATTTCTCACTGCAGTACATTGGAGCACGTCCGCGGCCTGTTGTTTTGAAAAAACGACCACAATTTTTGCATTTCATGGCTATTTTTACTCCTTTTTGTAGTGAAAAAATCACCGTGTAACGATTTGGCTGTAACGTAATGGCTATTTAGCGGGGGGATATTAGCCCTTTGTGCGGCTTGGTTTCCTTTATAAAATCAGAGGGTTACTCCCCCTGCCAACATGCTCTAAGGTTGCAACGTTTTGTGTTAAGTTACTCGTGTTTACCAATTCGAGTGTCTGTTTTTCTGATTGTATGCGTCGCAACATGCTTCAGGCGCTACACCTGTATCTAATCCGTGTTCTTTCTCGTATATTCTTGCTTGTGCCCAAGCTGCAGTGTGTGCTTTCTTAAGCTGATTGCATTGCCTGTGTGTAAGTCGAACGTTATTCCATTCTGTTGGGCTTCCACCTCTACTCACTGGAACTATCTCATCTACTTCAGGACTCAATGGGTCTGGAGTCTTAATAGTTTTATCTACTGGCTTGCCGCACAAGTAGCAAGTGTCATAGTAAGCAAGCACTCGTTTGCGCATTGCTTTGCGCCTGCTCCCATACTTACTGCGGGGGTTACTCTTTGGTTTCTGTGGCATATGATGTATTTAATATAAGACTAATAAAAGCGAAAGGAGGTGGTATTTGTGTCTATTAAAATAAAAGTTGATTCAAATGCTTTGAACCAACTAGCCGATGAAGCTATGGGCCAATTTGTTGAACAATCTAAAGGTATATGCATTGTATGTGGAAAACCAATTGAACCTGTAGATTGTCCTTCTAATAACGTTGTCGCTATTCATCCTCAGTGTGCGTCTGAGCTTGAGTAGTGTTCTTATCTTGTTCGTTTGCGTATTCGTCTATCCAATCTGCGAAAGCGTGAGCGAACTTTTTTATTTCTGTTAAGTCAGGAGTAATAGTAAGTGTGATTGTAGGCTGGTTCATAGTTACTTCCTCATGTATGCAAAAAGCCCCGAGGTATGAACCACGAGGCTTTCTTTAACGTCTTTTATTTTCTAATGGGGGAGAGGTGTTCTTTCTTTGAGACCACTTCACACCACAGTGTGATTATATCATTATTGGTGTTCACTTTGTCAAGCCTAGTAATTCTTCTGGCGAGTCTTATTTAATATCTCACTTATATTCCATATAACTTCTACGCCTTGCCCATATGTATGAATTCTGCCAGTCGAACGAAGTCTGCGAAGTGTCCCTGCTGGAATATTTTTATTTAGTACACGATGCATAAACTCCGATGCTTGCTTGCTGCTCCCAACATAAGTAAGCTTTGATAATTCTTTACGCGTATTACTTAAGACTTCATTGCTATTCGTCACTGATCTACATGATTGGCAAGTAACACGTTCGCTAGTGTTTTCATATCTCAATGGCTTCTTACAGTTTGGGCATAACCCAAATGTTTTTAGAAACTTTGGATTTGTGTCAGCTAACACTTTATCTCTAATATTTTTTAACTGTTCATAAGATATTGATGCGCTTGCCAATAAGACTATTTCTTTTGCGTTATCTTTAAGTGCTTTAATAACTGTAATGATTGGCGAAGTTTGCGCAATCGCTAAATTGTTACTACCGAGTTGGCTTAATATTTCACGCTCTAAGCTTTCAAGTTCATCAAGCTTATCAAGAGCGCTCAAGTTTACTGGCGTTACGCTCTTGTTTATATGAGCATGGTATCCCGATTGATTATGCTTCACTTCACAATATGCCAACATTGATAACTGCTTATTTAATGATGGAAGCGAATCAATAAGCTTCACGTATTCACGCTGTTCTTTCAAAGTGTAACTTTGCATTGCGTTCCTTCCAAGTGTGATGCGAGTATTGTTACATTCCAATATCGAATACCGTTTTTCTTTAATGGTTTTGAAATTGTGTTAGTGCTGATGAGTTGTTGAAGTGCGTGTTTCCCTGCTTTGTCGTGTCTGCTTAATGTTCTGAGTCTTAACGCTGTTATTAAGTATTTCTCGTCTACTTCGATTCTTTTTGTTGATCGTAAAAGTTTAAGTAAGTGTTGAAGTCTGCAGTTCAGTTTTTTCAATCTGACTTGCTTCCCACTTGGTTGATCTACTTCTTCAAGTTTTAGATTGCTCATTATTTTCTCCTCTCGAAAATTCCCTGTACTTTCGGTGGTGAATGGCTTGAGTGGGACGACCTTGTCAAGGGGAAAATAAAAATTGAGAAAGCTTTTTCGGCTTTCTCAATCTCATTTTCTCAATGACTTTTAGGTCGTCCATACAGCGCTTTCGGCGGAGCCAAGCCATCGCGTATGACGAGTGAAAAAAATATCTCACACGGCGGTTTGCTGTAAGGCTCTGGCGTTGCCATGTTTGCTCATCCGGTCGTCCTGTCATGAGACACCTTGCAGCATCAATTCCCGACTCTTTCCGCTCAATATTGCGGAACGCTTGTGTAACCGGTAGGGAAACCGGCATAGGTCTTTACAGCGACTATTTACGCTGCCTAAGAGGCGTAAGTCCGTGTCGCGTTAAGTTATCCCGCATTTGGCCAATGCGACTGCCAGAACGCAGTTAAAGCGCGTTCTGGACTTGTATGTTTTTGCTATTACTGCCAGTATCCGTAAACCTCAATTGCGTGAGGATAATGGCGTCGGTCTGTACTGCAGCGACTGTTTACTAGCCTGTTGTAGTTTTGTGGCTTAATTACAACTTCTTGTCTATTGGCAAAAATGGTTTTATTGAAGTACTGTGAACCTGTAAGCGCAACTGGCACTATCTCAGGCTTTGCGTACGCGCTATTAGCATAAATGCGATGAGTTTGTGAAAAATAGCGTAAAGCTGGTTTTTGCGGCGGGATAGGTATGAATAGCATTGTTAATTCCTTTTTACGCGGCTTTTTGCGGAACGTATTTCACATATACCGAATAAGATTCATCACGCAATAATATTCGCGCTTCAAAATGCCCTTTATTGACTTCGAATGCTTTTAAGCGCGCGCGTCTTATTCGATTGGCTATGCATGATGCAGTGTGCCTCGTTAGGTCTTTTTTGAATAGTGCTACACGATTTGGGTTAGCCTTACATATACTTACAAAGTCTTCATATTGCAAAGGGTGTTTAAGATGGTCAAAAGAGCCTTCAGGCCAGTCTTCGAGAAACTTTGATGTTGTTGTATCATGTTTACCGCTTTTTGTATTTTGTTTTGCTGGTCGACCTGAATTCTTTTCTTGTACTTTTGTGGTTTTAGCTGGAGTATCAGAAGTTTTCTTTTCTTCCAGAGCCTGCTTGTAAGCTTCTTCTAACGATTCTTCGCCTATTTCTTGCATATAGCGTTTGACAAGTCTCAGTTCTTTAGAATCTAACGTATTGATGCCATCGCATTTTGCGATAATAACCAACTCACAAGCTTCTTTTCGCCTTGCTTTGGATAGTGGTGCCATGGTTATTCCTTTCGTAAGGTTTGTATATAGTTTTCTAAAATTCGTTAATTTAGTGATTAAAATGCTGGTTCTTCGCTGTAGTAGCGATATATATTATTTTTTGGCACCCATGGGTCTTGATTAGGTGTCATAGGCTGTTGAGCTTGTGGCGTTTGGGGGAGCGGCTGTATTTGCTGAGACTGCGAAATCATTTGCTGCATGCCCTGCTGCTTTATTTGCGTAATTTGCGCTGTTGCAAATCGCATTGATACTCCAATATCCTCTACGCTGAGCTTGATTGAAGTGTGACGTGAGCCGTCTTCGGCTTCGTACGTACTCTGTTCTAGCTTTCCGTATGCGATAACTCTCATGCCTTTTGTAAAGCTTTTAGCAACGTGTTCTGCTAACGCTCTCCATGCTGTGCAGCGCATAAAAACAGTGCCAGCATCCTTGTATTGCGAGGTTTGTGGATCAAGCACACGAGTGGTTGCAGCAATTGTGAAATTCACTACAGTAGTGCCGTTAGGGGTAGTGCTTACCACTGGGTCTTTTGTAAGATTTCCTGCAATATAATATGTGTTATCGCTCATTGTTTTTCCTTATTCAGCTAGTAGCCCGGCTGTTTCAAGTTGTGCACGGTATTCTGATGCTGTTTTTTGTGCTTTCATCCATTCGTTGCCGAGTATTTCAATGGTTTCTTGGATTCGGTCTAACGCTTGATCTACTTCGTATTCGTCGTACCCTTTTGGCATTCCAAAAAAGCCAGAGCACTCCGTGAATCGCATGTCCTTTACGTCTTGTGGCGTTAGCAAGGTAACCATTTCATTCACCTACATACTTTTCTATGCTTGTATTTGTAATGTAAACCTTGCTGCCCGGCAAGCGTCCGTGAGGCATGTGCAAAATTCCTGCGTCTACGAGCTTCATTACGGCACGTTTGTCCATGCTGAGCTGATCGCATACTTCTTTAAGGCTCCATAGTCTTTTGTATGGGATTCTTGGTGTAAGTGCTGATGTACTCATTGTTTGTCCTTTTCTATGTTTTTGCTGCCTGTAATTTCAGTTGCTGCTATTACACCCGTAATTCCCATAAGTATGAGGAATAGCCCGAGTGGCATGCATAGGTAAAGGCTTAAGTTGTGGAAGGCGCTAAATACGAGTGCTACGCCACTTATTGCTATAAGCACACCGATGATCATTGTTATACGCTTTTTCATTGTTCTAATAGTCTTTCGTCGATTATTGATACTGAACGAATTTCAAAAACAACTGCAATAATTGTTCCTGCAATTCCCAAAATGTTTGCTCCGTTAAAGCAATAAGCCATATTTCTTATTGCGAACCAAAAGCTAATAGCAAAGCACACAAGGCTTATGAATGCTGTTATGTACGGGTATTTTTGTACGAAGCTCATTTTGCCTCCTTTGTAAGCTGTAATTGCAGTTCTTGTAACTGCTGTATTAAAAATTGTTTTGAAAGGTTAAATTATGGATTATTCAAATCAGCTAGAAATTAAAGAAGGCATAGGCAATATAGAGTTTGGTACTAGCATTGCTGCAAACCTTCAAGATTCTGCTTCTAGCCGTGAAATTAGGGAACTTGCTAAGGCTGTGCATTTTATTGGGTTTGGCGCTCAACAAGTTGCAAAACATTTGCAAAACTAACATTTATGTTTGCTGATTATTACTGCTAGTAGAGCCACTACTAACGCGCTTATAGCAATTATTGGGGTCATTGCTTGTGCTTGTTTTTTACATGCAGTGACCTTATCTTTTGCCCACTCATCAATAACGTGGTACATAAAAATTCCTTGCTGAGCGTGTTTTAGCTCATATGTTTCTTGTGATTCTGGCACTTCTGGCTCCCCGTTCTTGCTCATTGTTCTTCCTCTTCTTGCTCTTTATATTTTGCGATGTAATCTTTGAATGCCTTGTAGGTTGCAAATAGCTGATATTCGTATTCGTGCTTCGCTTTTATGAGCTCTGCTTTCTTGTCATCCAAACGATTGCATATAACTAGCAATTCAAGATTGGTGTTATGCTTACGCGCTAAGTCCTCAAGGATTCGCATGTCCTCAAAAGAAAAAGCTGAGCCCAGAGTTTGGTCAATCTCATCGTCAAGATTCGTATCATTTTGCACATCAACGAGTGAAATAGCTGTAATCATATCCAAGAAAGATAGCAACGAAAGCCATGTTGCCTGTGCCTGACTTTCACGCACACAATGTTTGGTCATGTACTGTTGAAGATTTATATTCAAATCTTGAAGCGCAGGACGAAGCTCTTCTGGAGCCTGTAAAACGCGTTGAAGAGCTAAAATATAGAGTCCTCGACTACGTTCCATGGCTACGTTTTTCGACTCTTTGCCCTTGCTATCAGCTTTCTTTCGCATCACTCTTCCTCGTTTTCCCATTCACCAGCGTGATTAAGCATGTCTTCAAAAGTCACCCGCAGAGTTCTGGCTTTCTTTGCTATTGTGGAACATTTATTCATCTGCTCTGCATACGCTTCATAAAAATCAGCTTCCACACGCTTTAATGCAGCATATGGAACAGCGTCAGCATTGTAACGAGCTTTTTGGAATGCTAGTTGCGCTTCTGCATAGCCAGGAAAATTCTTCTTTGCTTCCCTCATGAGGGCTTCCAGCTGATTGTACTTAACAGAAGCTTTATACGCTTTCTTAAGCAGCTTCTTGAGCTTCTTGTACTCTTTGTTGCCTTTGCGCTCTTTGTCTTTTTGTTCTTCCATTTCTGTTCCTTTCTTCCTTTACACTTTTGTGTATGAGTTTTGATAATTTAGGCGATGCTGCAACATGGTTTTCTGCTGGCGTCGCGGTTGTTTCCGCTATTTTCACAGTTTGGTGGCCATGGCATAATCGCCCTCAAGCGTGCTTTGTTTCTATGCCTTTTGATTCTTTTGATGCGTTCGCAGCTGCACTCCCTGAATTCCGTGGATTGGATATGTTGTATACGAGAGGTGAGCCTGATTATGCTGTAAAGCTGACGAATGCTGGGGATTGTGTTGCATTTGATGTATCTCTTTCTGCTATCGACTGTGATGTTTTTATTGTTGAGCCTGTCGAGGGAGTAGTAGACGCTCGCGGGTTCCGTAAAATCCTCTTACCTGAGTCTTTAGCGAGTATTTCGTGTGGTGAATCGGTATTGGTCGTTGCTTATAAGCATAAGAACGTCCAACGTAGCGGGTTTCGCGTTCGATGGATGGTGCGGCCGGTGCGTTGCCATAAATATGTTTCGCAGCTGATTGAGCTTGAAGGCAAGTTTGATTTGCAACCATATAATCCAATACCTGAGAAGCGTTCATATCACCCGTTTGTTTGGTTTTATAGGCTGACTCATTGGCGTGAATCCTAACTTTTGCTACTTTGAAACCGCGCTGGTGTTTTGCATCAGCTTCTTCATGCTTATACTTTGGATTTGTTGCGCGAATCACCGCAATTTGAATTATTAGGCATATGACTTGAATAGCTAGGACTACAAGCTGTATTGCTAATTTGCCGCTCATCCGTCTCACCTCCTTATTTCGTTGAGTAGTCGCGTTTCTGCGTCTTTACTGGCGTGATGCGTTTCACTGACTTTGCAGAGTAGCTCTGTATTGTCTTCGTTGAATTTGTCTTGCTGTTTGTTGAGTTCTTGTAGCGCGTCGTGATATTTTTGTTGCGCGTCTCTGACTGCTTGCTCGGCTTTCTTTATTGCTTGGCACTTGTCTCGCGCTTCTTTGACTTTGTTGAGCGCGTTTTCTTCTTGATCGAGTGCGTTGCGATATTGCGCTACGAGTTCCATGAGTTGGACGGCCGCGGCGCCGCCTGTGTTGAGCGCGCTTTTTAGCCTGGTAAGCATGGTTGACTCTTTTCTTTGCTGTCTGCAAGAAGAGATGAAGGTATAAGAGAAGATGCTTTAATGTTCATTGCCTCAGCAAGAGAAAGAATCGCTTCAAGTGTTACGCATCTGTATCCTTTGATAATCGCATTTAATGAGCTATAGGGGATTCCAGATTTTTCGGATACAGCTTTTTTGGTCATTCCAATATTCTTTATGACTTCTTCCAAGTTGTTTCCGAAGCTCTTTCGTATATTATCGGTACTCATATGAGTAACGATAAAGCACAAATAGAACATATGCAAGCGTGACACGCTGATATGAATAACTTTTTTACCAAAGTTTGTATTTTAATTACTCACTTGAGTAATATCAGTAATATGAGCAAAGAAATAAATAGAAGCGAAAGATTCGCTCAACTCGTAGGTCTTGAGTTAAAAGGCAATTTTGCGTCTCGAAATATCTCTCAGACGAAAATTGCTGATGAACTAGGCCATTCAAGGTCTGGTTATTCTAAATGGTTAAACGCCAAGCCGTCTATACCTTTAGAGGCTTTATTGAATACTTGTGAGCTTATAGATGCAGATCCACGCTCTGTAATTGACTCTGCATATTCTCGTTTAATATCAGAAATGGGAGAAAGAAGATTAGTCCCTGGTTCTACAAATCCCGAGTCGAGTGCGTCTTCTGATTCTGATGCGTCTTCTGTATCTTCAAGCAACTTGGATGATGATTATGTGAGTCATGTTGCTGACCTGATTGCTGCTGATCCTTCTCAGTTTGCTCTTATGGCTCATACCGACCCTAACAAATTCCTCGAATCCACCACCCCTCGTGACTAAGAGAAAATAGGAGAGCGACAATGGTAAGTTACAAGAAATCTGCCAGCAAACTCTTTGGAGTACATGCTTTTACTATTGAGCCAGATAAAGCTGTAAGTGACGCTACTCTGTCTGGTACTCGTAAGTACACTAAATGCTCTGTTATTTCTATACCTCAGCCCAATAATCGTAAACCTAAATTGGCGATAATGAGTCAGAAAGGTATAAAACTGCTAGAGGTTGGCCCTAGAAATTACGGGAAATATGCAATGCTTGAGCCTTTAGTCGGGTGTGCTAGTGTCTCGCTTTCTTGGTGTGAAAAATATTCGCAATTTGGTGACGGCAATTCGTACTTAGACTGCAAATTGTGTGTAGACTCTAAAAATAATTCAGCGAAAATAACTATCCCTCGAATTGTTCTTGATACCGAAACCACTGGCCTTGATCCTATAAAAGATGAAATTATTCAGCTTTCTATAATTGATGGCAATGGCGATACTCTATTGAACGAGTATTACAAGCCAAAAAAGGTCACTGAATGGCCAGAAGCGCAAAGAGTCAATGGGATTAGCCCGGAAGATGTAGCCAATAAAAAGCACATTGTTGAAGATTTTGACAGAATACAGGCAATTCTTGATGCTGCTGGAGAAGTGTGTGCGTTTAATGCAGAATATGATTTGGCTTTTCTTGGTGAATTGGGGTTTTATTTGGATGAAAGCAAAGTGACTGACACTATGCGACAATACGGTAAAATCTTCTATGGTAAACAATTTATCAAGCTCACAGTAGCAGCAGCTGAATGTGATTATTACTATAATGCTCATGATTCGTTAGCTGATTGCAAAGCTACACTTGTTGTTCAAAATCACGTGGATGAATATCTGCATGTAGGCAATAAAAATAATGTAAATGAAAAACAAAATAATAATGCTTATGAGGAAGAACAAAACGTCAATACCCATGAAGAAGAAGTGCCAAGTGAGCATGTTCCCACGAGTCAATTTGTAAACAAAGGACAACATCGTGCTAAAAAACAAGCTAAAAAAGTTTTAACATCTAAAAATTATAAATTTAGAGGCATTGTGTGGACTCTAATTACAGTAGGACTTATTGTTGGTTCTCCAAAAGACCCTACAATGCTAATTGGTGCTACTATTACAGGTTCGGTAAGTGCAATCTACTATAAAAAAGCAAAAAAACTTAAGCAGAATGAATCTTCTGAATCTAGTAATTAACATAACCTGTATTAAGACGTTTCGGTTGGGGTTGCATTATGCTTCGTTTTGATTTGCTTAAGTTTGAACATGATACAATGCTATTTAAGTTTCATGTAATTCAAAAGCCAGAGTTCCAAGGTGCATTATTATGAGTGCAAGTAGTGTAGCGTTTGATGTTCCCTCGCTTCTTGATGACTATACGTCGCAGTTACGTAAGTCTTCTACTATTGAGCGAATTGGCGAATGGAATGAGGTCACGTTGCCGTTGACTGATTGCTCTGGTGACGACCTTGTTTTTTATGTGCGCATTGACCGTAGTAACAGTATTGCTTTTACTGACGATGGTTATACTTTTGCTACTTTGGAACATAAAGGTATAAACATCACTGAAAAGCGTTTGGAACATATGCAGTGTTTAGCACGCAGTTATGGCGTGAATATTACAGCTAATGGTGAGGTTACTCTTGATGCTGAAGATAACTATGCTAACGCTTTGAATCGTTATGCTCAGGCTCTTTTGTATTTGAATTCTATGGACTCAGACCTTATATAAATATTATGCTTCGTTTTGATTCGCTTTATGATGAAGCCGCGCGTCTTGGTGTGCGAGTGGAAGAGCGCCGCCTTTCTGATAGTGTGTGCGGCTACTATTACGATGCTTGTAGACTGATTGTTCTTGATGAGCATTTGGCTGATCATCAGCGTTTGTGTACGTTGTGCCATGAGCTGGTTCATGCTGAGTATCGTGATGTTGCGTGTGGGTTTGATTCGCGTTTTGAGACTCGCACAAGGCGCATAACGGCTTCTAGACTTATTAGCGATGTCGATTACAAGCTTGCTGAATCAATGTATGGCACCGATGTTTGGCTTCTTTCTGAGGCTCTTGGTGTTACTTGTGATGTTATCCAGGACTATCGCTCTTTCCTTTCCACTCCCGTTCCTGTGTGAAACGTATATTGGTAAGGCGCGCGTTTAATAAGCCAAATCGCAAATATTCATTTTTTTAATAGTAGAATATATGTCTAATGAAAGGAGGTGCAGCATGAGTGATGTGCAACAAGCAATTGAAGCTGCTGTACAATTGCGTCTAAAGACTATTGGAGAAGACGGTCCTACTACGCCGCCAATTGATGTTATGGATATAGCAAATAGGCTTGGAATTAAAGTTGAAGTAACTCCAAAACTGAAAAATAACATTGATGGCTTTATTCTTAAGAAAAAGGATGAAGATATTCCAACTATTTATGTTAATAAAAATAGCTCTTCGGTTAGGCAAAGGTTTACTATCGCGCATGAGCTTGGTCATTATTGGAAGAATCATGTCATCGATAAGAACTCTGAATATGGGTATGTTGATTTCAGGAATGAGCAATCCTCTAAAGGCACTAATTATGATGAACGTTGGGCTAATTCTTTTGCTGCTGAACTCCTTATGCCTGCAAAGTTTTTGTATATAGTTTGGGCTTCTAATTGGAGTATAGATAAGATTAAGAAGTCCCTTGAGGTTTCCGATGCTGCATTGGGTAATAGACTGACCAATTTAGGGTTGTTGAAAATATGAGCGATCAAGATGATTTAGACTCCAGAATTCGTGAAGCTCAAAATCTTGAACCTACGCCTAATGTCAGTACTTCAAGTACTGAAGAATTCCTTGCGAGTAAGACTGCGGAGAAAGATAGGGAACACTTATCTATTCAATCTATGTGCCTTCGTATCAACGCAGCAAAAGCTCAGAAAAAGGAAGATGAGAATAAATTACGTAGTAGATTGTGTAATTGGACTATTGGTATTATTGCGTTACAGCTTGTCGCATGTGACGCATTTGTAATTTGTTATGCCTGCTTTACTATATTTTATTTGCGTCAGTCCATATCAGACATTCTCATCAGCACGTGGATTGGTTCTAACTTTGTTGAAATTATTGGCATTCTCTGGGTTATTGCTAGGAGCCTATTCCCGTTCCATGATAGTAAAAGGGATAAGAAAGCTGAAAAGCGTTAGAAACATTTTAATAGCGGACTAGATGACTGTGGTGTAGTCTAGTCCGCTTTATTTTAGTTTTCTGTGTTGTTTGTTTCGCTATTTGCTGCCGTGTTTATGGCTTGTTGCAGCTCTTCCCATGTGTTTGGTAGGTTTACTGGCTTGTATGGTCGAGTTGAAGCCCATGAGCGTATTGCATCATAATCCCACATTGGTGCTTTTACTCGTACTCCAGCCATAAATTTTGGTAGCGGCATGAGTCCTCGAGCATTTGTAGCATTTTCGCGTCCTTCTGCTGCTCGTCGAGCACGTTTTAAGTATTGCGCGACGCTATCTTTTCCTACTCCTAGGAGTCTAGCAATGTCTAGTTGTGAAACTAGGACGCGTTGATTATGATTGTCTAGCATTATTTTTTCTTTCGTGTTTCAGTGTATAGCACGATGCTCCACGTTGCTGCTAGTATGCCGAAGATTCCAGCCCATATACTTTGTCCTGCAATTCCTGCAGTTAGCGATACTATGCCACATGCTATTGCGCATATTATGGTGAGTATTGTTTTCATAATTATTACGGAATAGAATAGACCCCGAAGGGGGATTCTGGATAGTTGGTTTATCCAGAATCCTGCTTCTAGTTCTTGTGGTCGTAGAATAATTTGATGATTTGAATAATCACGCTTATTATTGCTGCGATTGCGAGAACAATGTCAGTCCATTTCATTCCTACCTCCTTTCTTGTTTTTGGATAATATTATATTATATCTTAGGTGGGACAAAGTGATGGACTGTAATATAAAAGAGAAGGCGTTGAAAATTGCGATTTTTGCATTTTCAGCGCCTTTTTCGCGTATTTTTAGCCTAAAGTAGCCGTGAAAGTAGCTGAATTTGATTTTTTGGGGGCATTTGGCTGATTATTGTAGCTTGCCTAGTTTTGTCTATTGCTTTGAGCGTTGTTACTTGCTGATCTAGTGTGAGTGCTGCTAATACTGCTATGAGTGGGTCCTTTTCTTGATTTTGTGTAGGTCCTACAGTTTTTTGTGTTTCTACGTTTTGTGGTTTTATGCCTAGTTGTTCTTCTTTTGCTTGTTCATTAAGTCTGGCTGATGTTCTTTTGCGTTGCGCTTGGCTGATTTGCTGATATACGGATACGGTTTTAATATCGCTATGCCCTGCAACTTCCATGAGTTCTGCAAGGCTTGCGCCAGCTTCTCCATAGTGTGTGAGTGCTGTGTGCCGAAGATCGTGGAAGTGCATATCTTTTAGTGATGGCATGTGTGCTATTGCGCGGTTGAAGCTTTCTCTAAGGTTTGCTGGTGCAACGAATGCTCTAGGTGTGCGAGTGTGTAGTATCAGCTCATCTGGTTTGCCGCTTGGCATTTGCTGACGCATGTGTGTTTCAAAGTATTCTCGCGTCCATTCTGGTATTGGTACTTTTCTTATGCTGCTTGCTGTTTTTGGTTTGCCTACTTCAAGGCGACGTTTTTGCCCTAAATGGTTTATGCTTTTTAGGCTTTTGTTGACGCTGATTGTCATTGCGTTAAGGTCTACGTCGCTTCTGGTGAGTGCGCAGCATTCGCCTTCGCGTAAGCCGCACGCTCCAGCTAGCATGACTCCGATGCGCAAATGTGGTGCCATCATGCTGTATATGTCAACGAGTTGCGCAATGCTGATGGCAATGCTTTCGTGCCTTGTGCGTGGTTTTTTGAGTTTGAGCGTGCAAGGGTTGCGTTGCAGTAGTGTTTCTCCAGCAGCGTTTACTTCTTTTGCACAAGCATAATTGAATATGCTTCTAAGCAGTGTGTAGCAGTGCGATCGTGCTACTGTGTTTCTTCCTGTAAGTTCGTCGCAGTCGAATGCATCGTACCAGTTTTGTATGTCTTTGCTTGTGATTGTTTTGATGCGTCTTTCTCCAAATGCTGGTAGAAGATAATTGCGCAATCGTCCTTCTTTGTGTGATTGCGTGGTTTCCTCTAGTCTGCTTCCGTCTGGTTTGCGCTGATTTTGCATATAGTCGTCTGCTAGCTGAGCGAATGTGATTGAGCTTTTATCTATCTCGTGACGGTTTATTTTCGCTGGCGGTGTCCATGTGCCTAATGCTATTTCTTTTTCTGCTTGAGCAAGCCATGCTTCTAGCTCTACGCGGTAGGCTGCTGGCAATGTTCGCGTAAATTCTTTTGGTAGTGACGGGTTTTCTGCTAAGGCTGCTGGAGGTGTTGGATAGCGTGCTTCGAGTGCTTGCCCGTATGATCGTGTTACTTTTCTGATTTTTCCGAATTTGCGCCGTGCCATTAACGTTCCCCTTATTTAACAGTTTTATACCGTTAGGACGGTGAGAGGCGTCAACTTTTGTACCTTGATTTTTTGACGCCTTCTGCAACGCCTTTCATAATGTATTATATGGTATCAAAATGTATTATTTTGCACAATTCGATATTAAAAGCTTTTGAGCCTTAAGCATTGGAAACATTGGGTTTTACTACAAAAAACGCCACTGTTTTAGCAGTGGCGTTTTTGTGTTTGTGGAGTCGCGGGGAATTGAACCCCGGTCCGGTGACCGTACCCTCGGTCTTCTACGTGCGTAGTCTGCTGGCCGTGCGGCAGTTTTTCTGCCCCCATGTTATCGCAGACAATTCATGGCGAGCATATCTACAGTAAAAGTCCCTGAATTGCCCTGCAGCCCAGCAATTCAAGCAAGTCTTCTCATGACGTTCAGCACCACTCCGAAGACGTGAGTGGGTGAACGGAGCAGCTGCTCACTGGTTAATCCTGGCGCGAAGCTCAGGCAGCGAGAGCGAACTCAGTGCGATTAGATTTAGCACTTATTCTTTTGCGAAAGGACGTTTACGAGTGGACTTTCGCATTCTCGGCACGCTTCCCCGCGGCGAACAGATC